AAGCCGATTAATTTGATTGGGGGCCGCCCGTATTCTGGTGCAGTCCGACACATCAAAATCGCTTCAGGCTACGCAACTAATATTTACAACGGCTCAATCGTTTCTATATTAGCAGACGGTACTATTGGTATCGTTACAACTAACGGTGATGACTCAACTACATTCCCTGCTGGTACTATCGGCGTGTTTGTTGGTTGTGCTTATACCGCAGCGAACGGCACACCTACTTGGTCACAATACTGGCCTACTGGTACTGTTGCCGCTGACGCAGTAGCGTATGTTGTGGACGACCCGAACGTACTATTCCAAGTGCAAGCAAACGGTGCAGTAACGCAAGCAGATTTGGGCCAAAACACCCACCTTGCAGCTGTACAATCAACTAGCACAGGAAATACAACAACTGGAAACTCGAATACTGCGGTAACTGCCACAACGGCAACGACTGCAACTTTTGGCTTCCGTATTGTTGACTTTGTTGACAGCTCAGAATCTACTGTAGGCGATGCTTATACTGATCTGATCGTTAAGTTCAACCCGGGTCAGCATTCTTACACTAACCAGACCGGGATTTAAGGGGTAGATACCAATGACAATTTCAAGAGCCCAACAACTTAAAGAACTGGAACCGGGCCTAAACGCCCTATTTGGTTTAGAGTATGCAACTTACCCTGAAGAGCATAAGGAGATTTTCGATACTGAAACCTCTGACCGCGCCTTTGAGGAAGAAGTTAAGTTATCCGGTTTTGGCGCAGCCCCAGTGAAAACTGAAGGTTCCGCGATTGCGTATGACAACGCACAAGAGACATACACGGCACGTTACGTGCACGACACCATTGCAATGGGCTTCGGTCTTACTGAAGAGGCAATGGAAGACAACTTGTATGTTAAGAACAGCTCTCGTTATACGAAAGCTCTTGCGCGTAGTATGGCTTACACGAAGCAAGTTAGGGCAGCTAGTGTCTTAAACAATGGCTTTAGTGGCGGCCCTACATACGGTGACGGTGTTTCTTTATTCAACTCTAGTCACCCACTAGTATCTGGTGGTGTAAACGCTAACACTCCTGCAACGCAAGCTGACCTCAATGAAACTTCTTTGGAAGCGGCTATTATTCAGATTGCAGCGTGGACTGACGAGCGTGGTTTGCTTATCTCAGCCCGACCTAAGAAGATGATTGTACCTCCGGGCTTAATGTTCGTAACGACTCGTCTGTTGGAAACTGAGTTACGGACCAACACCATGAACAACGATACCAACGCCATCCGCGTTATGGGTTCAATCCCAGACGGTTCAGCAGTGAATCACTTCTTGACTGACCCGGACGCATGGTTCTTGAAAACCGATGTACCAAACGGACTAAAACACTTTGTACGTGTTAAAATGTCTCAAGGTATGGAAGGCGACTTCGAGACTGGTAACGTTCGTTATAAGGCTCGTGAGCGGTACAGCTTCGGCGTATCTGATGCTCTGGGCATGTGGGGCTCTTCAGGCAACGCCTAGTGAGCTAACAGGGGGGCTGCTTCGGCGGCCCTTTCTACTTTTTCTTAGAGCACCCTGACCGGGCTCAACTAATATTGACCGGAGATACCCCATGGCTATATCAAACACAACTGGCCCTATTGAGTCTGAAGCAGGCTTTATCACAGGCGCAAGTTCACTAGTTTCTGTGGCAGCAGGCACCACTCTAACCCCGGCGGATAACGCTGGTAGAACTATGGTTCTTGGTGTTGCAACAGGCGCAACAGTGACTTTACCTGCAGCTACAGGCACAGGTAATACATACAAATTCTTTGTTGGTACAACAGTTACTTCCAATGCTTATATTATCCAAGTTGCTAACGCTACCGATACTATGGCTGGTGTTGCTATTGTTGCTAATGACACAGACGCAAGTGCCTCGATTTTTGAGACAGTCGCGGCGTCTGACACAATCACACTCAACGGAACCACTACCGGTGGTATTCGGGGTGGCACGGTAGAGCTTCAAGATGTTGCTTCTGGTGTGTGGGCTGTCCAAGTAACTGGCGCCGCAACAGGCACAGAAGCGACTCCATTCTCAGCAGCTGTTTCATAAGGTAGGTACTTGTAATGGGTAAACTACGAAGCAAACAAAAACCAGCGCCCAAGAAAGCTAAGCCTACAAAGCAGAAAGCAGCGAAGGCAAAGGAGTAACTTGTGAACGATATCCAAGCAATACGCTCGACTGGGGTTGGCGCTGTAACCACTGCCAGAACTCGCATCACGGGGTTAAGTGTGCTCCATAATGCAAGTGGCGCAGGCAGGCTTACATTTACTGATGGTAATGGTGGCCCTGTTAGGTTGGACTTAGACTTTGAGGCAACGGCAGATTCCGCGCAGATTAACTTCTGTGAAAACGGCATCCTTTTTACATCCGGTGTGTATCTGTCTACAGCTACTAACATCACTGCGGCAACAATATTCTACGTAGGGTAAATGCTATGAAGTGTAAGAGCAAAGACAAAGGTAGTAAAACAGGTGGGACGGCTAAAGGCTACGCAAAAGGTGGAAAAGTTGATGGTTGTGCTATAAAAGGCAAAACTAAGGGCCGTAGTATAACAATGTCTCGGGGTCGGTAGTAAATGCCGGCTAAGCGCGTTGTTAAGAAGGCAATGGCTTGTAACAAACCTAAGCGAACACCCAGCCACCCAAAGAAGTCGCACGTTGTTAAAGCGTGTAGTAAGGGAAAAGAGAAAGTAATAAGGTACGGCGAGCAAGGTGCAACTACAGCAGGTAAGCCCAAGAAGGGGGAGTCTGATGCTATGAAGGCCAAACGCAAGTCGTTTAAAGCCCGCCACGGCAAGAACATAGCCAAGGGGAAAATGAGTGCAGCTTACTGGGCTGACAAGTCTAAGTGGTAGGGGTAAACAATGCCAACGTCAGGAACCACAACATTTAACCTAGATTTTGCAGAATTAGCAGAAGAAGCGTGGATGCGTGCGGGCAAAGAAATGCGCTCTGGCTACGACCTACGTACAGCTCGCCGGTCGCTAAACCTGTTGTTGATTGATTGGCAGAACAAAGGCATAAACATGTGGACTATTGATGAGGGTACAATAAACCTCGTCGAAGGCACTGCGCAATACGACCTCCCAGCTGATACCATAGACTTACTTGAGCATGTAGTTCGGACTAACGCGGGCGATGTGTCTACACAAAGTGACCTGAATATATCACGCATAAGCGTGTCTACTTACGCTTCTATACCAAATAAGCTATCCCCCGGCAGGCCTATACAGGTTAAAGTTGATAGGGCACGAGCAAACCCAGTTGTTACATTATGGCCAGTCCCAGACAAAGGAACTGAGCTAGCACCGTTCTACGTGTTTAAGTATTGGCGCATGCGCCGTATAGAAGACGTTGGTGATGGCGCTACGGAGCAGGACATTGTGTTTAGGTTCTTACCCGCACTAACTGCCGGCCTAGCCCACGCACTTTCTATGAAAGTTGATAACATTGACTTGAACCGTGTTGCCTTACTCAAACAAGAGTACCTAGAGATTTGGGATTCAGCTACACGGGAAGACAGAGAGAAAGCAACCCTTCGGATAGTCCCCAGAATTAGGATGTAGCCCATGGTTGCTAAGTATGCTTACGGCAAGCGGGCAATAGGCGAGTGTGATATATGCGCTCAAACCTACAGGCTGCAACGACTAAAAGAAGTTATCCGCAAGGGCTCACCTACGGATTTGTTGGCATGCCCCACCTGCTGGGATAAAGACCAGCCGCAACTACGAGTTGGGGAGTACGAGGTAAGTGACCCCCAAGCCCTTAAAAACCCAAGACCTGACACAGCATCGTTAGCTGCTAGCAGAGGTTTTGTAGTACCATTAACGCAAGTATCTGCAGTTGTTAGCATCGGAGGGGTTACTGTAACCATAATATAAGATGAACTACGCCACACTTAGTGCACGCATACAGGACATCGTAGAGGACAGTATAGACGATGCCCTCATAGCTACGTTCGTAGAACAAGCAGAACAACGTATTTACAACACAGTCCAGTTGCCGGCGCTGCGTAAGAACGTGACTGGCACACTAACAGCTTCTGACCCTTATTTAGCTATCCCAGACGATTTCCTATATACCTACTCAGTAGCAGCAATAGACGCAGACGGGGCATACAACTACCTCACTAATGTGGATGCTAACTTCATCCGAGAGGCATACCCCAACCCTACAACAACGGCAGCACCTAAGTATTACGCCATATTCAGTGATGAATTTTTCATTGTTGGCCCCACCCCAGCCACGCCTCAATCGGTAGAGCTACATTATGGCTACTACCCAGAGTCCATAGTGACGGCTGGAACTACATGGTTAGGGGATGAATTTGACTCAGCGTTACTAAATGCCTCACTTTTAGAGGCTGCACGCTTCACAAAAGCTGAAGAAGATGTGGTTGCCATGTATAATCGTATGTATACCGAGTCTATGGCCTTGCTTAAAAACTTAGGTACAGGCAAATTGATGCAGGATACTTACAGGTCTGGGGAAACCCGGGCCCGCCCGAGCTAACCGATTATGGCTATAACACAGGCAATGACCACTAGTTTTAAAGTGGATTTACTCAACGGGGTTCACTCCTTTGGGGTATCCGTAGTTAGAGCAGATACTAGTGCAGACACGTTTAAGATAGCCTTGTTCGGCCCCGATGCAGCAATAGGCCAAGACACTACGGTATATACAACCGCTGAGGAAGTTACAGGCACAGGATATACAGCAGGGGGGCAGGAGCTAACAATATCAACAGCGCCAACGTCTGCGGGTAACATAGCCTATCTAAGTTTTAGTAATGTAGTATGGAATTCAGCCACGTTCACGGCTAGGGGCGCCCTTATCTATAATGAGACACAGGGTAATAAGGCCGTTGCAGTAATAGACTTCGGGGAGATAAAGGCCCCATCAAATGCAAACTTCACACTTGCATTCCCAACAACAGATATAGCGAACGTTATTGTGAGGCTAGGATAATATGTGGGTAGAAATAGTACCAACACAGAACCCAAGCTGGACTGTGATAACGCCGTAAACGAGGCTGGACATGGCAACTTACCTTAATAACTTACGCTTAGAAGAAACTGCAACCGGTGCTAATGATAATACGTGGGGGGTTTCAAACAACCTAAACCTCGCGCTAATCACAGATGCGTTGGGGTACGGCACCCTAGAACTAGATGCGGATGC